TTCATTAGGAGAGGGATACACAGCAGAATATTATGCTCCTTATACTCCACCAACAATCCAAGAAAGGTTGACTATGGATATGCAGTTCGGTCAAGACCTTGTTTTTGTATTTGTTGAGGACAATAGAATTATGGGTACAACACAAGAACAAAACGATGCCATACTTGTCAAGTTTAGAGACATTCTTGCCTTTGCACAAACTGGTGCAATTGAATCAATTAATGTGCATCTTCCAAATATTCCTGTGGATGAAGTCTTTACACAAGAAAGAAAAGATAAATACATCCAGATGGTAACCGATTACTTAGCACAATTCAACTAATAAAAAATGGATGAACTCTTACTAAAACTCTTGGAACAAACCCCTGTTATTATCGTAATGGGTATCGGACTCTATGTGCTTTGGGCTGAAAAGCGTGAAACAAAAAAAGAAACACAGGAGGAAAGGCTTGCACATATACAGCAAATTACCGAACTTACGAATAAACATACTAATGAGTTGAAGGAAGTAAATAACTATATCAAAGAAAGAGACCTTGAAACCCTTAAAGCATTAGAAGATACAAGTTCAGCTTTTCAAACAATACAAACACTTATTTCTGATATCAAACCAAATCTATCAGAGGTAAAAACATTGCTGGAAAATAAGCTGAGATTATTAGATTAAAATTTAAAACTATGACTGTTCAAGAACAACATCAACACTTGGCTAAATTAGAGGAGTTTATTCTAAAGCAAAAAGAAAGGATTGAAAAGTTAAAAAAGAAGTGCGACAAAAAGAATGATTAAAACAATACTGTTAGACGCTGGACATGGAGGAATGATTAATGGGAGATATCAAACCCAAGGAAAACGTTCACCTGAATGGGAGGATGGATCTATTCTTTATGAAGGGGAGTTCAATAGAGCTATTAAGTCTAGAGTTATGGAGCTGCTACAAAACGTTGGCGTTTCTTATGTAGACATAAACCCACAGCAGACAGATTTATCATTAGGGGATAGAGTAGGATATGCGAATACATATAAAAGCGACTCTTTATATATAAGCATTCATGCTAATGCAGGAGGAGGCACAGGATGCGAGGTGTTTACTGCTGAGAATTGTAGTAGTACTAGCACTGCTTTTGCTAACGAGATTGCAGATCAGTACCCTACATTTTTTCCAAACGAAAGGTGGAGGGGTGTAAAGAAGAAAGATTTTTATGTAATTAAAAATACTGCCATGCCTGCTGTGCTTATTGAATGTTTCTTTATGGATACAGAGAAAGAGTGTAAGGAATATTTAATGACCAAGGAAGGGAGAGATCAGATTGCAAAATGGATATTTAGCAGTATAAAGACATTTTTAGATTTTTCTAAATGAGACTAAGTGCTACACATCTTGTGTTCATTGTTCAGTCAGTATTTATATTGATATTGTTTCTAATAGTGCTACTGAAAAAGAAACCAGAGGAGTTTGATTATGATAGAGTGAAAGGAGACATAGAGTCTTCTTTAAGAGTTTTAGAGGATGAGTTTAAAGCATTGAGTGAAGAAAACATTATATTGTATAACAAAATAGATTCTTTAAAAGAGAAGATACCAAACAACAAGAAGAGTTTAGAACGAATAAACAAAGAAATACAAAGACTTAATGAAACGTATACTAATTTTAATTATAGGGATAGTACTGATCAAGCCATTATCCGCAGACTGTCAAGAGGTTTTAATTGAGAGAGACATACTCGTTAGGGTAATATCTCAGTTGGACAGCTTTGAGGTTTTAAAAAAATTAGAAAAGGAATATATAGCGTTTCAAGATTCTTGCATTATGCTTACAGGATATCAGTCTGAATATATGAAGACACAAGATAGACTGATCCTAAATAAAGACGAGCAGATTAAAAACCTTGAGATAGTCTCTAAAGAGTATAAACAACTAATTGTTATAAACGAAGAGCTTGTAGAATCTTACAAAAAGAAGTACAAAAAATCAAAAACAAATACAATTATAAGCCTAGTAGGTGGTGGAGTTCTTACAATAGGACTTACCACCTCCTTGTTAATTTCATTATTATGAAACTAGAAGAAGAAGAATTAAATTTTATCAAAGAAGCTACATCTAAACTTAATGCAGCAAAGTCTATGCTCGGAGATCTTGAGTTAAAGAAAAACAATATCTTCAAACAGATTGATATGTTGCAGGTGCAGATGGAAAAAAAAGAACAGGAACTAATTAGTAAATATGGACTAAACTCAGTAATCAATATAGAGACTGGTGAGGTCAAACAAAAAGAATCATAATGGCAAAGATAAGTACTTATGACAACGCAAGTCCAGTAGCACTAGATGACAAAGTAATTGGAACGTCTGTAGATGGCTCTCCATCTAATGTTACTAAGAATTTTTTGATATCTGATATCCTTGGATTGGCAACTGCTGCAACCCTAGATGATGTTTTAACAGCAGGAAACTCTTCTGCTCAATCTATGGTGCTTACAGGTAGTGCTACTATAAATGATCTTAGGGTAGACAATATGAAGATGACAAACCTTAGTGCATATTTAGATAATGCTTCTGCATTAGCTGGTGGGCTAGTTCCAAATGATGTATATAGAACTCCTACAGGAAGTTTACAAATAGTCTACTAATGTCATCGCATATTAGAAAAATATCTGTTGGTCCAGACTATAAGTCTAGTATGACCTATGTTGTAGGACAGAAGGTTCTAAACAGCAGTTACACTATACACCTTATACAAAAGGATGATGGTGATTTAAAGATATGGATAGAAAGAGAAGGAGAGGTTGTTCTATGGAAAAGCTTCAATGTAGCTATGCCATCTTGTGTTGAGTATAATATAAACTTTTAATATGAGGTCACCTTTTAGTTTTATTGTAAAGCCAGTGGGGGGTACTAGGTATGTGAACAAGAAAAACATCGGAGGTATTGATCTAATCATTAATACTTCTGAAGAGAACCATAAGGCATCGAATAGGATGGCAGAGGTTATAGAGCTTCCATTGGGGTACAGTGGAGACATAGAGGTTGGAGATATTCTTTTAGTACATCACAACGTATTTAAGTTTTACAATGATATGTACGGAAGGAAGAAGAGTGGTAGAAGTTTTTTGAAAGAGGATACGTTCTTTGTTGATCCAGATCAGTTCTTTATGTATAAGAAGAGTGGTAGATGGATTGCTTATGACAAGTATTGCTTTTTGAGACCTATAGAAAAGATTAAAAAGTCTATAGATACAAACGATAAGGAAGAACCTCTAATGGGGCGTATGGCATACCCTAATGAGTACCTAAAGTCCAAAGGTGTAGAGGAGGGGATGATAGTGGGGTATAAACCTGGATGCAACTATGAATTTAATGTAGATGGAGAGAGGATGTACAGATTGTACGATCATCAGATATCAATGGTTATATGAAAGATAAAAAGCTAAGAATAATAAACGCAGGGTACAAAGCAGTCGAACATTTAATAAAGGTTGCTGAAGAGGAGATTATAAAACCTAATCCTGAAGATGAGTTGGCTGCTGATAGATTAAAGAATGCAGCAGCTACTAAAAAGCTTGCGATATTTGATGCTTTTGCTATCTTGGAAAAAATAGAAGAAGAACAAAGTAAAATAGACTCTACTAAAAAATTTGCTGAAAACATAAAAACAAAGCAAGGATTTGCAGAACGAAGATCAAAATAGTTTATACCTTGTAGTAGATGATTACATAGATCCTGCTGTGATAAAAAGAAAGAATCGCAGTAAGGTTTGGGACTATGGCTACAACAAAGAGTATGACATTGTAGTCATATCTAAGAATGGAACTATAGGTCAGATTATAAGCATAAAAGGTCTGTTGATAGCACTCCCTGCAACACCAAACTATTGCAGCTCTAGGTCTAGCTCAAAGAAGGACCAATATTGGGAGCGAGAAGAAGAGCCAGCACAGCTAAAGAAAATAAACTCCATATTCCAATGGAACTCAATGCCCAATGAGTTTAAGGCAAAGTGGGTAGATTATATAGAGGAAGAGTTTGACCGAAGAGACTATGGGCATTGGTTTATGAACAATGGTACTCCAACATATATAACAGGATCTCACTATATGTACTTGCAGTGGTCAAGTATTGATGTTGGGTATCCAGACTTTAGAGAGGCTAACAGAATATTCTATATATTTTGGGAAGCTTGCAAGGCTGACAATAGATGTTTTGGTCAAGTGTACCTAAAGATAAGACGTTCGGGTTTCTCGTATATGTCTTCTTCTGAGTGTGTAAACATAGGTACGTTAGCAAGAGATTCAAGGATAGGTATACTATCCAAGACAGGTGCTGATGCAAAAAAGATGTTTACAGATAAAGTTGTTCCTATAGCAAGTAAACTTCCTTTCTTTTTTAAGCCCATACAGGATGGTATGGATAGACCAAAGACAGAACTTGCGTTTAGAGTACCTGCTTCAAAAATCACCAAGAAGAATATGTACGATGACAAGAAGAGTGACATTGATGGACTTGATACGACAATAGATTGGAAGAATACTGATGACAACTCTTACGATGGTGAAAAGATGTTATTCTTAGCACATGATGAGAGTGGCAAGTGGATAAAGCCCAATAACATCCTAAACAACTGGAAGGTAACAAAGACCTGTCTTCGACTAGGTAGAAAGATTATAGGTAAGTGTATGATGGGTTCTACCTGTAATGCTTTAGACAAAGGGGGTTCTAATTTCAAGAAACTATACTACGATTCATTATCTACAAAAAGGAACGCAAACGGACAGACAAAGTCTGGACTATATAGTTTATTCATACCTATGGAGTGGAATCTAGAAGGGTTTATAGATAGATATGGGATGCCTGTTTTTAAGACTCCAGAGAAGCCAGTAAGAGGTGTAGATGATGAATGGATAGAGCAGGGTGCTATAGACTATTGGGAGGCAGAGGTAGATTCTTTAAAAGGAGATGCTGATGCTCTAAATGAGTTTTATAGACAGTTTCCAAGGACAGAGTCTCATGCATTTAGAGATGAGAGCAAAGCGTCTATATTTAACCTATCTAAGATATACCAACAGATAGACTTTAATGATGCGATGATAAATGATCATATCACGACAAGAGGGAACTTCTATTGGGAGAATGGAATAAAAGATTCTAGAGTAATATTTACACCAAATAAAA